TTCTCTTTGAGTTCTTTGACCTTTCTCTGGTGTTCTATATTGGATATATCAGGCATAATCTTATGGGTTTAGGTCGATTGTCTGTCCACGGTGTACAACAGCACCAGTTGTGTTGCTGGTCTTCGTACCATCTACTGTTTCTGACATACTACCTTGTACTTCTACATTATAATCACCTTGTACTTTAAGATTATAATCACCACCTGAGTTGATATTAACATTACCTTTAGTTGTTACTAGATTGATATCTCCATCATCTACTTGTATATTAACATTAGCGCCAGCCCCTATCTGAATGGTATAGTGATTATCTGCCTCGCCTGACTTATTAATGTATATCTTATGATGACCATCTATTGTTGTGTTACTATTACCTTGAATATAATGATTATGCCCATTATCTAGTTCTGTATGTAACCCTTTTATAATAGTTGTTTGATTACCTGAATGGTCTATCTCGTAACCTGTACCACTTCTGTGTCTCTCGTGTATTCGTGTGGCGTCTGGTGTATCATCATATTCTTTAATATGACCTGATTCTGATTCAAATACTTTGTTATATGGGTATACAGTTGCATAAGTTGTTAATGGTTCATCAAATGTGCCACCATCATCAGCAGTAAGAGTTGAACCACCAGCACCTGTAGCTGCATTAAAGTCGGCAGTTGGTATGCCTGTTATTCTCTGTTCTTTTCTAGTGGATAATGATATATGTTCTGTAATAAGTGGATTATTAACTGCTAATCTGTTTGTATCTGGTTCTAGTTCTTTTGGATATGTACCATTTGGGTCATAAAATCCTTTAGTTGTATCTGCATATTCAGTTGATAGACCTGGCATTGTGCCTAAAACTACTGGTTCTTGTCTTGCCTCACCATCTCTAAAGAATCCAAATACCCATGAGCCTGTTACTAAAAATGTAGTATGACCTAGACCTGATATACCTGATGATGTTACAGGATGTATAACTTGTGCCCAAGGCAAGTCTTTTGTAGGTAATATGTTCTTGTCGCCTGTATGTGTACCAAGTATTCTTACTCTAGCTCTACCTAATGTTTCAGGGTCGTTTCTGTCTTCTACGACCCCAATAAACCAAATAAAATTATTAAAACCTAAAAAGTTCTCGTTCATTTAAATTTACTCTCTTGGTTACTTGTTGCAACACCTACAATAGAATCATCCAAGTCGTATTGTTTGATATTTGCCTTTGAATCATCATATTCTTGTGTTGTAAATGTATCTATTGTCTCTTGTGGTAATGGATTCATGTAAGAATCTTTTATACATTCCATCTTTGTAAAGTGTTTCTTCTCTGCAAAGTCGAATCTATGTCTAACTGACTTAACAAGATATCTACCTGACATAAATGGGTCTCTGTCTAATGGGTTTGTATCATTAGCAGGCTCATAAGATGGAGCGTCAAATGCCACCATATCACCTACACTTAAACCTGTAAAACCAGGCACATCTAAAGATAATATTTGTGTTTCAAATGCCATATGATAGCTTAACTTTCTAGGCAATAATAGTTCTTGTGGCGCTGGTTCATATTCATTAAACATCTTCTCTGTTGTTGATAAGAAATGTAATACACCTTCTGGATAATCTGATACATACTTATCATTGCCAAAATTTAATCTAGGCGCTAATGATTTATTATCTTGTTTGCCACCTTGTCCATCATGTTCTGTATGATGTGATAGTTCATATTCATCTTGATAATTAAAATCTAATTCTGAAAAGGTTTTATTAAACATATTATGTGTAACTACTCGTGAGGCATACATACCTGTTCTATAGTTCTGTAATGTATCAAATTGTTTATCTATACTAAAACCATATACTTGTTTCATTTGTTCTATTACATCTTTTTTTGCACCCACATTAGCAGGCTTTACGGCAAACTTAGCTACAACAGGTCTTGCTTTGTCTCGGGTCAATGCTAACATATTTTCATAACTTCTAAAATGAAATCCATCAGCGTCCTCATAGAATGTCATACCTGGTGTATTGTGCAATCTACTATATGATTCTTCTTTTAACATATCTATTGCTTTGAATGGTCTTATTCTTGGTATTACATATTGGTGATTACTTTTAGTTTCTTCTAAAAATAATGCCTTCTTACTTTTCAAATGTGTTCTAACAATGTCAAATATACCTTTTTCTGTTACGCCTTTATAAGCCTGACTTATTCTAGTCTGTTCATTTAATATCATTTCTTTACTACAGAAATTTAATTTATACATCTGACTTCTAGCTGTCTGTTCACTTCTGCTAGTGATATTGTAGATGTACATTGGGTGACCTGACTTAGCAGTAAAATCATAACCTCGTGAACAACCAGGTGTAAATACTTTAAATTCTACTCTTTCAAATCCAGATAAAGGTAAATGTGTAGGAATAGCTTGAGCGTCAAGTAATATTAAATTGCCTGTTAATACTTTGTTTTTGATACTTTCGTAAATGTTTATTTCACCAACCAGATTGGTGATATCAATTTTTTGAGGGACATCTAAGACTTGTGTTCTATATGAAGTAAGAAAAATCTTACCTATAGTAAAGTGTCCTGGATATTCTAACTTGTTTCGGTCAATTGTTCCATACATAATATTATCTATTTAGAAGTGTTTCAAATTCTTCTATAAATGTTGCCAAGAATTGTGGATTTAATAGTCTTATCTTTCTTTTTTTGTCTTGTAGTCGTTGTTCGTATTCTCTATTAGATACAGGAGCTGAACCTGCTACTGTACTATTTACTTCTATTTTGTGTGAGTAATCATCTGGTCCATTACCTGTCAATTTACCACTTGATTTTGTAATCTCGTAATGATGTATGCCATCTGGATTGGCATATTTGTTTGTAATAAACAGTTCAAAATCTTGGTCTGATAGTGGCCAGTCGTAATATCTATCTGTAATACTATTGGTCATTAATATAACCCAATGATAATCAGCACTACCAAAATGCTTATATGCTGTAGTTTCAGGTGATTCGCCATTAGGTACCTGATAATATTCGTATAATGAAAATTCATTTAATACTTTTTCTCTAACTTTTACTCTACGAAATAAATCTGTTACAAGTTTTTTATTACCATCACCTTTGATGTCATAGACTGATGTTGGAAAGGTAGAAAAATACATCTTAATATCCTTGTGCTATTGTTTCTTTAGTCATAATTTCTGTTTCACTAAATTGTAATGACATGGTGATGTTTGACATTGGAGCACCTTGACTATCACCTTTAAATGATTGTACTTCATCGCCGGCTGCATAATTGACTTCCATATTTGTCAACACACATCTCGATACTCTAGGCACATATGTGTTTTCTTTTGACCTATACATATACATTATTTGAAATCTAGATGGCACAATAAATCTAGCTTCTGACCCACCTGCAAATTCAGGGTGCATATGAAACTTAAATAAGTTTATAATTTTATGTACATCATCTTTTTCTTTTACATTTTTTGGAATAAATTGATAATCAAACTGAAACTTTCTAAAAGGTACAGATTTAAATGTTTGTTCTAACATAGGGTTGGTTGCTGTACCTGTTATTTGTTGTTGTACTGCTGTAGAAGCTCCACCTGTAATTAAATCACCAATTGTACCTGCTAATCTTTTACCAGCTTCTAGTACTGAATCACCTAATCCAGCAGTCATAGCTTCAGATATACCTGATGTTTCAAGAGCAGTTCTTACACCCATTCCTATCATGCCTGTTTCTACACCTTCATATTCTACACCATATTGAAAGTTCAATGAAGATTTTGGTGTATATAAAAGTATTGTATCTGATATGTTTGTGTATCTATCAAATGTTTTTGTGAAACCAGAATTTGGTTTTCTTATTCTTTTATTAACTTGTGTTTGTTTTAAATCAAATACAGATTTTGCTGTTGGGTTTGCTAAATCTAATGCACCTAAGTCGCCACTAAATAAATCTTTACCACTTAATTTTTTTATATTATTGCCATCAAATTTTGTATACTTAAATGCCGATTGTTGTTCTGTCAATACATCAAATATAACATAATGACCATCACCCATGTTTCCAGCTTCTTGTGGGTATTGTACTTGTCCATATTGAAATGGATTCTCTTTCATATGAGATGAAGGAGTTGCTGAATCTAATTCTAATGGTGATTTATTAAGTAATTTAGCAGCTATCTTATTGTTTTGTACTTGACCTGTGATTGATGAAGCAAAGTTGCTTATCTGACTACCAATGCCGGCAGGTAGATTACTTTGTACTGCTTTTACTATACTATTGATTTTAGATGTAAATGCCATATTATCTCTCTATTTGTTTATAATATTTATACGATAAATAGTAGTATGATATCATCAAAACGCAATAAAACCTATAAAGCACCTCATAAGGGATTATACAAACCTAACAATCCTAAGAAATATGTTGGTGATAGTAGGAATATACAATATCGTTCTTCGTGGGAAAAGCGATTCATGATTTATTGTGATAAAAACCCTGACATTGTAGCTTGGGCAAGTGAAGAAATGTTTGTGCCATATAAAAACCCTGTTGATAATAAAATACATAGATACTTTCCTGATTTCATTGTAAAAACATCTGACGGTAGAAAGATGATGATAGAAATAAAACCCAAAGCGCAATGTGTGAAACCAAAACCTCGTTCAAGAAAAACTAAACAGTTTGTTAAAGAGTGTGTTACATTTGCTACAAATCAAGCAAAATGGAAAGCTGCAAAAAACTATTGTGATGATAATAATATTGAATTTAAAATTGTAACTGAAATAGAATTAGGTATTAAACCTTATTAACCTGCACCCAATAACTTAGAAACAGTATCATCAATATTTGCCACAGGACCTGAAGCAACACTAACAGCATTTGTTTGAGTATTCATTTGTTTATTGTCATTAACATTTGTTACTACAACAGGAGGTATCATGCCCATATCAGCAGCTCTTTGTTGAAATAGGTCTGCTTGTTGTGTCTTTCTGCTAGCAACCATGTCTTTTTGATTTTTAACATCTCGTATAAATGCACTACCAACATCACCACCAATAACTGATTCACCACCTAATCTTAAATCACCACCTACAGCACCTCGTGCTACTGCAGCTGCTACTAGATTTTGACCTTCTGATAATTTTGCTTTTTCTTCTTCTTTTTTCAGTTCATCTGTTGTTTTCATCAAATCAATATTGACACCAGGTATCATGTTTATGAGACTGATTAAACCATTCATCACATTTACAAATCCATCATATAGAAAATCACCTAATTTACCTACTGCTTCTTTTACACCATCAGATATGAAAGTTATAACATTTAATATGCCTTCTCTTATTTGTGGACCAAAATTAGCAAATATTGCTATGAGACCTAACATAGCAGTACCTAATAAAACAAATGGGTTCATAAGTATAGCTAGTTTATCTAATATAAACTTTTTCTTTTCTAATAAGAATGCTGCTGTTTTAAGTGCAAATGCTTTTATATCGAAAGCATAAACAAGTTTAGCAAAACCAAATGCCTTCTTACCAAGTGCATATGTGTCTTTCGCAACATTAGCACCTTCTTTTAATGTGTCTTTAAAGAAATTAAACCCATCTTTTACAGCGTTAATTGGTGCCATTATACCATCTTTGATTGTATTAAATAAATCAGACTGAAATCCTTCTCCACCCTCATTATTCCTATTAACTTGGTCTTGTAAATTTTGTATTTCTTCTTGCTTTTCTGCTTGTGCTTCTAATTTAGCAATGTATGTTGGAGGTAATAATCCTTTTTCTATTTGAGTATTGTTTATCTGTTCTAGTGTTGTAGAGTTTTCATTAAATTCTTTTTGTATGCCTACTCCATCCTTAACACTATTAGCTAAATCTATAATAGAATCTTTAAGTGATTTCATTACATCCAATAAACTTTTATCTTGTTTTATTGTTTGTTTGTCAAGGGCTAATTCCTGTTTAGCAATTATGGTTGCTTCCTCTAACGACTTAACAGGAATTATAGTCTGTAATGGTGAAGTTATACTTTCACCTATTATTTTAGCGTCTTGTGCTGTTAAGATAGCCATTATCTTCTTACTAAAGAACCTCCAAAATATAGCCCAATGATTGATGAGACCACATGTGTGTCAAGTGGTGTGATAACAAGTCCATTTAAAGGTTTCCATGTTGTCATTTCTCCACTACTTGCAAATATCCAGAATCCTTGTTGCACTGCCTCTGTGTAACCAACATATATTGGTGTATCAGGTGCAATTAAGAATACAAGTTTAGGTAATACTAAAATTGCAAATACACACATCAGAGCAATCCATCTCCTTGTGTTCTTAGTAAATGCATCCGTAACATCTCTAGCTTTATCTATTTGCTGAGCTGCAAAACCTGCCCTCTCCATCATCATCTTTTGTTTTTCTGCCTCATCTTTACCCTTTTGTGCCATGATGGATAATATTCCACCAAGTACAGTTGAGGCACCCATACTAATAAGTTCCATTGGTATCATAATTATCTACTCCTATTTTTCTCTCTCTCGTATTTTTCGTTTTCTTCTTTAATATAATTCTTCAGTAAGGATACATAAACATCTCTTTCCCAAGGTATCATATTTTCAATCTCTGTTATACTATATTTATGATGTGTCATAAGTGCAAAATTAGTTTCAAAGTAAGCCTCTAGACTATTATGGGCAAGGCTTATGCGAAAAAATCATTTATTCCTTGTAATACAACCTCAGATTCAATACCTGTTTTAGGGTTTTTTACTTTAACTTCATGTCTTAATCTAGGCATGGTTGTAAAAAATCCTTGTACCTTAGCAAAAGCTGTCTGTTCTAATTCTTCAAAAAATTCTAACATCTCTTTTTCTGTAGCGTCTTTCGCTGGGTATATTTTTTCTCCCTCAAATATGTGGTCAACACAATGTATGACCATTTTCATGATACTGTCTACATTATTTGTATCAACATCATTTTTCATAAGGTCAATAGTAGGATATTTAAAAACTACACCAAGTTGTCTGCTTTCATCAAATATGATTCTATTGGTATGAGAATCATCTACTTGAACATTAACCTCGCTCAAGTCTACTTCAACATCAGCATATGTCTTTTTATCATCAGGACAAAGCACTTTTACTTTTTGTACTTCACCTACTGACTTAGCCCTAATATTGAGAAATACATACTCAATATCAAACATTGGTGCTTTTGCAACATCCCAATTACCAAATGTACATGATTCGCATATATCGGTAACTGCTTTTACTATGCCATTATTCTTATCTTCTTCCATTGCCATCAATAAAAGTTTTTCTTCTTTTACTAGAAAAGGTCTATATTGTATAACCTTATCTTCTGATGGTAATGTCAATTCATATCGTGGACTAGCCACTTTTGGTAATGCCATACTATACTCCTATTATATAACTATAATCTATTTATATGTTTCTTGGTGGTATAAATCCACCACCTAGACTAAATGGTGGGAATACTCTACCACCTGTAATGTCTCCTATCGGTATTCTTCGTTTCAAATCAGATATAACATCTCGTCCAGCTCTTCTTAATGGAGTTGGCAAGTAATTTAATAATCCACCAAGTGGCCCACCACTTTTTACTGTTGGTACTTTAAAGTCTGGAGAACCTACTTCTATCTGGCCTGCCTTGTCTATAAAGTAATTTACCCAATATCTAAATTTAAAAGTAACTTCAAATTCTTGTAAGTCGCTTGTTTCATGTGAATATGATACTGCACCTACAGTAGAAGGATAACAATCTATTAGACTGACTGCATAAGTTACTTCATCTCGTTCTTGAGCACTTTCAAAACTACCTAATTGAAATATTTCCATCGGTGATACATAATCATCATAGTAGTTTACATTGAAAGAATTATTACTAAATGCACTTTGTTGCCATAGTTCAAAATAAGTTCTTTCTCTCATAAACTTATCACAATAGAAACTAGCAGTAAATTCTGCACTTTCAACACCTTGTACAAAATTTATTTTTGGTCCATATGGTGCAAATTCTACCATTTTCATTTGTCTGTTTGGCATTTGTATTGATTTACAAAATGCATGTACTCTTTTTTGATTGGCCTGTTCTACTGACCTTAATTGTGCTGATGATGAAAATCCTACATTTTCACTTGCAATCTCATCTGCAAACTGCACATCTCTTTGTGATGGATTTAAACTGTCTAATACAGGATTGTTAAAATCTGTAATGCCATTTATACCTTTTGGCAAATTAAATGTCATATAGAATTTAGACTTACGAGCAAAACCTTCTGCTTCGTTGACCATTGATTGAAATCTACCCAATGTAGATTCTTTATTTGTACCTTGTCTTTGATGAAGTCTTGGGTCTGTTTCTACACTATCTAATGATGTGTCTCTTGATAGTCCGATTCTTACAACTCTACCAAATATTCTAGTGCCTCCTCTGAGTACGGCCATGTCTATATACCTCTACTTTGTCCGTATACATAGCTCGCACTTCTCTTGCGGAATTGTTGTACTGGCAGATACACAGCTGTAGGTGAATCTTGAGCGTCAATTCTTAAAAAACCAGAGCGAACATGTGAATACAAATATTTCTTTATTGTTG